GAGATCAGCCTCGGTCTCGTGGGCTCGGAGATGTGTATAAGAGACAGATACACTAGGGCTGAATTGCTCTCTTGACAGCTTACGCTAGAAAGCGTATAATGATACCAAAGGAAGAGAGGGCAAAAAAATGGCAGCTACGAACAACAAGGTAAATTCCAGCGAAATTCTTCGCGGGATTATCAAAGAGCAGCATCGGACATACGAATACCTCAGAAAAAAACTTGATTATAAAAAAATTTCTAGCGTATCTTCTCGTGTTTTGGCCGATGATATGAAGTTATCTACGATGGTTCAGATTTTAGAAGTACTGGGATACAGGCTTGTTGTCGAGCCGGACAACGGGGAGCTAACTAGAACGGGCGCTTATCAGATAAGAGAAGTAAAGGACGGCGGTTCTGAATGAACGTAGCGTATGTTCGTGTATCCACTGTCGAACAGAATGAAGCACGACAGGTAGAAGCGTTGAAGCGGCATGACATTGATCGTTGGTTTATCGAGAAGGTCTCTGGCAAGAATATGGATAGACCAGAGCTGCAGAAGATGCTTAAATCAGTTCAGCCGGGCGATACCGTGTTTATCCACGATTTCAGCCGCCTTGCCCGTAGCACAAAAGACTTGCTTGAAATGGTCGAAACGCTGCAAGCTAACGGCGTGCACCTTGCCAGTGATAAAGAAAACCTAGATACAGGCACTCCCACAGGTAAACTGATGCTGACGATGATTGCAGCCATTAACGAATTTGAACGACAGAATATGCTTGACCGTCAGCAAGAGGGTATCGAAGTGGCAAAGCAGAAAGGCGTTTATAAAGGCCGCAAGCCCACCGAGTATGACCGCAACCTCTTTGACGTTCTCCATGAGCAGGTGGAGAAGCGCATTCTCACGGTCACGGACGCTGCCAAACAGCTTGGCGTAACCCGCCAGACATGGTATCGGATTGCTGAACAGAACAGGTGAAAGGAGTAAGAGCCTATGGATAAGTGGAACAACAGAAACTCGTATGACTGGCTTGCAGGGGCAGTCGTTGGATTGCTTACCGGGTTCTTTATCGTAGTTGTGGTTGCGAGGTGCGTTTTGTGATACTCAGTGACAACATGAAGCATCTGATCGACACGCTGAACACCTATGAGCCAGACCTTCCGAATGGATTCTATTCCGTAAAAGCCCTGCAAGACAAGCTGGATTTCACGGCACAGTTCGTTCTTGAATCTCTTGCCAACGATGGATTGATACGCTGGGGCGATACGCAGCACACGGCGTTCTGGCTGTTGGAACGTGCTAGGAACTATAAGAAAATCCACAAGCTGGAAAAGATTGAACAGTGGAAAGAACGTGCAATAGGCTTTGCTTGCGGCGTTCTGACAAGCGTTGTCGCAGGGGCGATTAGCATTGTGCTAGCTGGCGTTTTCAGTTGACATTGTTCGCAACCTAGAATAAAACCGAATATTTGATTTTTGTGCAGTTGTAGGCACTCTTTACATTTTCAGGTAGGGGGTGCCTATTTTTTTATGCAGTCAAAACAGTGTATCGCCATCATTGACAGCATCAAAGCGTATGCAAAGCAGAATCCGACAGAAGCACAGGTCTACGAGGACTGGTTTCAGGCGGTCGTGAACCTGAGAGATGCTTTGCCGCAAGACAAGCGGTTCGATGCCTACAAATATTCTGGGGAGCTGCGTTCTGTCTGTGCAGCCATGATGGGCAAGATGAAAACAGGCGAGGACGTGGCGAAGGTCTATGACATTATCGGCCGGACGTACCTGTTTGAAGCAAAAGATGTGTTCGACAGTTATTGCATCTACCTTGAATGGAACCGTGCGCCGGAGAAGAAGTTCTATCAGCCCAGACGCAGAGTGCTGAAAGTGCTGGCAGACGACCTAGAGGACTTGTTTTATAAGCGGATAGATTTCTTGGGGGTCAGTCTTCCGGCTCGCGTAGGTAAGAGTACGCTGTGCATTTTCTTCATCACATGGCTTATGGGAAACCGCCCGGACGTTGCATCGGTTATGAGCGGACACTCCGACAAGCTGACAAACGGCTTCTATGGCGAAGTGCTGTCCATCATCACTGACCCTGTGACTTACAATTGGAGCAAAATCTTCCCTGACGTTCAACTTGTGGACAAGAGCGCAAAGGACGAAAGCGTTGACCTGAACCGAAAGAAGCGCTTCCCCACCCTGACTTGTCGCTCTATTGGCGGCACGCTGACTGGCGCTGTTGAAATTGGCGAGGGCGGCGTTCTGTACAGTGATGACCTGATCGAGGACTTGGAGGAGAGCCTGAATGTTGAGCGTCTGAATAACAAGTACGATGCCTACCTGAACCAGCTGAAAGACCGCAAAAAGCAAGGCGCATTAGAGCTGATGGTCGGCACACGCTGGAACGTGCTTGACCCTCTGGGGCGCATCCAGAGCCAGTATGCGGACAATCCTAAGTACAGATTCCGGGTGATTCCCGCTGTGGACGAGAATGGACACAGCAATTTCAATTATGACTACGGCGTGGGATTTGACGATGCTTACTATGCCGACATGAAAGCCAGCATTGACGATGCAACATGGTGGGCAAAGTACATGGGCAAGCCTTATGTGCGTGAAGGCCTACTGTTTCCTGCCGATGAACTGCGATATTTTAATGGCGTTCTGCCTGATGGTGAGCCCGATCGCAAGCTCATGGTTATGGATATTGCATGGGGCGGCGGGGACTTCACCGCTTGCCCTATCGCCTATGTGTATGGTGATGCCGTGTTCATTCCTGATCTTGTGTTCAATAATGGCGATAAGACCGTGACTAGACCGGAAGTCGTGGGCAAAATCATCCAGCACAAAATCAATGTGGTGCGTGGCGAAGCCAACAACGGCGGCGATGAATATTGTGACGTGGTAGATAGCCAGCTCCGGCAGCAAGGCTATCACTGCTCTGTCCGCAGCCAACGTGCGCCCAGCGGTCAAAGCAAGCTGTCAAGAATCATCCAGTATGCGCCGGACATCAAACGGTTCTATTTCCTTGATGAAAAGCACCAGTCGAAAGAGTACAAGGCGTTCATGGAGCAGGTGACGATGTTCACGCAGCTTGGCAAAGTTCCGCACGATGATGCACCGGACAGTCTGGCACAGCTTGCCGATGAATTGTATAACGGAATCAGTAAAATCGAGCCTGTCAAGCGTCCATTTTGATTAAAAACACAATATATTGTGTTCGCTGGGTCTATTTATTTGATTTCACCACTTGACAAGGCTTATAATGTACACAGGAAGTTTTGCAGCTTCCTCTAAGGAATAGCCCGGCATAGCGAGGTTTTGTCATTTTTACTCGCTTTCGTGTCAATGAGCGTGTTCCTCCTTTACCGGCGAATGCTTTTCACTCTTTCCATTCGCCGGGTTTATATGTTGCGTTCCCTGCTGGCTGGGAATGTCAGAATACTCCCCCTCTTCTGGCAAGCAACGGTTCAATTCCGTTACGCAGCACAACTAACTACCTAGCTTTGCATGGACTTATTCTCCAAAACCTCCACCGCTATTCCCGGCTCTCAATGTAATGTTTAGGCATGACATTGCAAAGAGCAGCGGTTAAACAATTAAGCCGGGTTTCTATGCTGCATTAGCTCAGGACTAGAGCACCCGACGCATTGCCGGACATACATTGGTTCAAATCCATTATGCAGCACCAAAATTGCAGCTGACCCGTTTACGTCTGTCCGACAACTGAATGCAAAGGCTGCAATGGCTTTCTCCGGGCGGAGAATAGCATGACCGGAAGTGCGAACAGTTTCCCGGTGGCTTCTGACGGGTCTGTGCCAAACAGCCTGTTTCCAAAAATCCAACGAAAGGAGCGCTCATGCTAGTTAGAATCTGTTGTCCTTGTATCCGTCAAAACCCAATTTATAAGAACGTCCGCTGCAATCGCTATCTTGGCGAAGTGGACGGACGATACCATTTCAAGTGCGACAGATGCAAGGGCGTTATCGAAGGAGACACAAGGGAAGGATGGGTGAAAATCATCCATCCACCGGAAAAGTGAATAGCTTTTGAAGCGCAGTTTTGGCGCAGTGAGATAGACCTTAACAGGTTTGTCTTGCTGCGCTTTTTATTTTGCCGGAAAGGAGGAACACATGGCTGAGTATCAAATGGTCGTTGGCGGATTTTTGAATAATCCGCTGACCGGACGCAGACCGATTGAAACGCCGGAAACGGAAATCAATCGGGAAAATGTACTGAAAGTGGTAATGGGCAAAGCAGAGCCTATTCATCTGCTGAACAAGAATGAGATTCGCTTTTTGCACAACTACTACTTGGGCAGTCAACCTGTCCTCCTTCGCACAAAGGAATACCATGCTGAAATCACCAACCGCATTGTAGAGAACCACGCCAACGAGTGCGTGGGCTTCTACACAGGCTACATGAGCGGCACTCCCTGCTCTTATGTGCGGTCTGAAACGGCAACTGGTGACGGTGAGGAAATCGCCCGCCTGTCCAACGCCTTGCAGTACGAGGGCAAGGATGCGCTTGATCGGCGGCTCTGGCAGTGGATGTTAGAGTGTGGACAGGGATACCGCATTGTTCTTCCTGACAGGGGGTACAACGGCAACTACCCGGACGAAACGCCCCTATTGGTGGACGTTCCCGACCCGGACATGGCGTATGTGATTTACAATTCCGGCATCGGTCACAAGCCCATTGCTAATGTGCTACACATCCCACGCAATTATCAGAATGACCTAAACGACTTGATTTGCGTGTATACGCCAAACCAGTATTTTGAAATCGACAACGGCAAGGTTACAAAGTCTGAAAATCACTCCCTCGGAATGCTGCCGATGGTCGAATACAAGCTGAACCCGGAGCGGATGGGGCTGTTTGAACCGGCTATCCCTGTGCTGGATGCCATCAATGATCTTGAAAGCAACCGCCTTGATGGTGTGGCGCAGTTCATCCAGTCCATCATGGTGTTTACCAACTGCCTTGTTGACGAGGATGCGTTGAACAAGGTGAAGGAATTGGGCGCAATGTGCCTGAAATCCACCGCTGGTCTGCCCGCTTCAGTCTCGCAGATTGCGAACGAGCTTGACCAGCAGCAGAGCCAGACCCTGCTTGATTCCATGTTGAACGTGTACCGCAGCCTAACTGCCATGCCTAGTGCCACTGGCAGCGAGAACGCAACGTCCGACAACGTGGGTGCAGTTATCGTCCGCAACGGCTGGAATCACACCGAAGCAAGGGCGCAGCAGTACGAGAATATGTTCAAGTTCTCGGAACGCCAAAGCCTGTCTGTGATGCTGAAAATCTTGCGTGACACGGCTGGTTCTAAGCTGATGGCAAGTGACATCAACATCAAACTGCCACGCCGCCAGTACGATAACCAGCAGAGCAAGGTTCAGATTTTCGCACAGATGATTCAGCAACCGATTGACCCGCAGCTGGCGTTCACTACGCCCGGTCTGTTCCCCGACCCACAGGCTGCTTATGAAATGAGCAAGCCCTTCCTGATTGCCGCTGGCAAGCTGGGCGATGACGGGAAAGCTCCGAAACCGCAGGAACAACAGCCTGAACAAGTTGTTGAAGCCAACAAAACATCGGACGAACAGTCTGACAGTATCAATAAAGAAACAGAGGGCGAATAGCCCTTTGCATATTCCGGCAGGGAAGCCGGGATACAAATTTCGCAGCGTTGCAGGGAAGCAACGGTAAAAAAACGCAGGAGGAAATTAACGATATGAAACTCAATGTGTTGCTTGGTGATGCCTACAAAGATGGCATGACCGCCGATGAAATCATTTCTGCGCTTGAAAAGGTTGCAGACCCTAGCGCAGAGGTCGAGAAGCTACGCAACGCCGTGACGAAAGCCAACGGCGAAGCTGCTGAGTACAAGAAGCAGCTTAAGGCAAAGCGTACCGATGACGAGAATGCTGCACAGGAACAGGCTGACAAGCTGGCAGAGATGCAGAAGCAGATTGAAGCCCTGACTGCCGACAAGGAAAACCTCGTCAAGGAAAAGACCCTTGCATCTTACCGTGAGAAGTTCGTTTCACAGGGTTATGACGCTGAACTGGCTGGCAAGGCTGCGTCTGCACTGGCTGACGGTGACATGGACAAGGTGTTTAAGTTCCAGTCGGAATTTATGACCGCCCACGACACCGCTTACAAGGCTTCTCTGCTGAAGGATATGCCCACACCTCCGGGTGCGGATGGCAAGGGCGGTTCTGACAGTGAGGGCGTGGCGTTTGCTAAGAGCCTTGCACAGCAGAACGCAAATGCTTCTAAGGCATCGAGTGACGCAATGAGTGCTTTCCATTAACAAGGAGGAAAACATGAAGTTTACCCGAAACACGGTCAACGGAATCAACGATACCATCCTTGCTTCCAATGACTACACCGCCATCCCCTTTACCGTGACCGAAGCTGCTGCGGTTAAGGCTGGCTATCCCATGACGCTGGCTGGCAAGAAGGCAACTTCTGCCACCGCAGACGGCATTCTGTTGTATGACGTTGACCCGGCAGAGAACCCCAATGCTTCCCTGCTGATTCGTGGCGTTATCGACACCAAAAAGGCTGCCGCAAGCTCTGGCTTCACCTATGATTCTGATGCGGTTACTGCGCTCAAGACTGCCATTCCTGGCATCTTCTGCCGTGACAACATCAGCGTGAACGCTTAATAGGAGGTAAAACAACATGGCACTGAATCTTAAGGAAGTCTTTGCCCCGGCTGCGATTGCCGCCTATTGGACGAATGACCCTACCAACGCGATGCCCTTTGCATCTGATGCACTGTTTCCCGCCAAGAAGAAGGCCGGTCTCGACCTGAAGTGGCTGCGTGGTCACAAGGGCGTTGGCGTTTCCCTGATGCCCAGCGCATTTGACGCAAAGGCTACGTTCCGCACCCGTGAGGGCTTCAAGTTCGATGAGACCGAGATGCCGTTCTTCCGCGAGGGCTACCATCTGGGCGAGAAAGACCGTCAGGAAATCCTGCGTGTTCTGGACAGCAACGACCCCTATGCCCGTGATGTGATGAACCGTCTGTACGATGACACCGCACAGCTTATCACTGGCGCTCGTATCGTTCCTGAGCGCATGATCTGGCAGCTGCTGGCTCCCGCCAATGGCGTTCCGGGCATCACCATCAAGGCAAACGGCGTGAACTACACCTACAACTACGACCCGGACGGCACTTGGAAGTCCACCAACTACAAGGAAGTCTCTGTCGCAAAGTCCAAGTGGAACGTCGCCACCGCCACCCCCATTGCTGACCTGAACGCTGCAAAGGATGCTGTTCTGGCAAGCGTTGGCGAGGTTGTGACTGAGGTGTACATGAACACCGCCACCTTCCGCAACATGATTGCTGCGGACGAGGTGAAGAATCGGTTTATGACTGTCACCGCAAAGGCAAACGCCGTTCTGCTGGATGCCGAAGCACGGCAGATTGTCGAATCTGCAACCGGTCTGACCATCCATCTGTACGACAAGATGTTCAAGGCAGACCAGTACAGCGCAAGCGAGAAGTATCTGCCCGATGGCATGGTGGTGGTTGCTCCTTCTGGCGCTCTGGGCAGCACTTGGTACGGCACTACTCCTGAGGAAGCCGACCTGCTGTCCGGTCAGTCTGGTGCATCCGTGTCCATCGTGAACACTGGCGTTGCCATCACCACTGAGCTGACCGTTCACCCGGTCAACGCCAACGTCTATGCTTCTGAAATCGTCCTGCCGTCCTTTGAGCGCATGGACGCTGTGTACTGCATCAAGGCTTACTAAGGCGAAAGGAGGAAAGCAGCATGGGAGACCAGTATTCCGAAGCGGCAGTCAAGCTGGGGCAGTACATCGCTCCTGCACTTGACCGTGAAATCACGGACGAGGACTACCCACTCTTCGACCTGCTGCTTGATTTCGCCAAAGACAAGATATTTGCGCAGGGCTACCCCTTCGGCAACAGACCGGACGAGTTGCCCTTGCAATATCAGTCGTTGCAGATACGCATTGCAGCGGAACTGTACAACCACATCGGCGCAAACGGGCAGACGAGCTATACCAACAACGGCATTACTCGTGTGTGGGAAAGTTCCGATGTGGCGCAGTCCCTGTTGAATGAAGTAGTTCCGAGAGTAGGTGTTATCGGCTGATGTTCAATGGAAGCCCGCTGGATAAACGCCCGCTGTGGTATTCAAACCCTGTTGGCGAGAAAACGCCTGTTGTGGACGAGTGGGGAAACGAAACCGGCGAAACATCGCAGACGTGGAGCGACCCCGCAAAGCTGATGCTGAATGTCAGCCCGCCTACTGGTTCTGCGGAAGCAAGCCCTTTTGGAGCATTTACGGATTATAGCTACGTTGTCAGCTCGTCCAGCAAAAAGCGCAACACACCGCTTTATGAAGGTACACACGTCTGGTTTCAGACGGACATTTCAAAGCCCTTCAATTACACTGTGGTCAAAGTCGCAGAGCATATTACAGACACGTTGTATGCGCTAAAAGAGGTGGCTGCAAGTGAAAATTAAAGTGAGGTTGAGCGATGCCGGACTCCGTGATGCGGAACGTCAGATACAGGAGTACAAGACCACCCTGAACAAGAAAGCTAGAGCGTTTGCTTTTCGCCTTTCGTGGCTGGGGCTTGAAGTCGCAAAGGTGCGTTTCGCTAATGCGGAATACGCTGGCTCAAATGACGTGAAATGCCATATTAACCAAAAAGACAAGACTTGCACCATCGTTGCAGAAGGCAAAGCGGTCGCCTTTATCGAGTTTGGCACTGGCGCACATCACAACGGATATGGCGGCGAACTACCGCCCGGTGTTGGTGCGCATGGCTCCTACGGCAAAGGGCAAGGCGCAAACCGCAGATGGTACTACTACGGAGAATCCGGCAATGCTGGCACGCCTGTCAAACAGGTGGATGGTAAAGGCCAGTTGAATTACACCAGCGGCAACGAGCCAGCTATGGCTATGTGGGGAGCTGTTGAGGAAATGGCTTCTCAAGTCGAAGCAACGTGGAGGGAGGTTTGGAATAGTTGATTGATTATTTCAATTCTATCTTCACGGTTGTTGCTAAGGAGCTGCGAAAGCAAGTTCCCGGCATCTTCGTTACTGGTGAAATCAATGACAGCAACGTCAAGAAATTTCCGTGTGTGCAGATAGAGGAAAACAGCAATCTTCCTGTGCACATTGATTCTGCCGGTCACAGCAAGTACGCTGCCGTTTCCCTGCGTGTGCGTGTCTACTCTAACAAGAACACCGGGCGCATTGCAGAAGCGCGTTCCATTGTTGGAATTGTGGATTCTGTTCTTGAACCGCTGAAATTTTATCGCAAATCGTTTGCCCCGTTGAATGGGCTGTACAACAATTCCGTCTATCGGATTGATTGCAGCTATGGGGCAACAATCGGAGAGGACGGAATGATTTACCGAAATTAAGGAGGTAAACATTCTATGAGTACTGCTATCTCCGGTCTGAATACCACCCTGTATTGTGGCGACAGCGCAACCGCTCTGACTAAGCTGTGCGACATTAAGGATGTGCCCGACCTGATCTCCGAGCCGAACCTTCTGGATGCCACCACCTTGTCTGACCCTATGCAGGTCAACATCTTCGGCATTATCCAGAGTGACACCAAGTCCTTTACTGCCAACTACAACAAGACTGACTACAAGAAGGTCAAGGAAGCTGGCTACGATGAGACTTCCGAGAGCAACACCGTGAAGTATTACGCCCTGAAGATGCAGGACGGTTCCGGCTTCACTTGGCAGGGTATGCATCAGGTTGGTTTGTCTGGCTTTGGCGTGGACGAGGTTGTGGAAATGACCATCAACTGCATCTTCACCAAGAAGCCTGAGTTCAGCGAGACCTTGACTGTCAATGGTGGCTAATCCGCAAAAATCGAATCAATCAAACCGGGCAGAACTGAACAACGGATTTGGTTCTGCCCCTATTTATAAAGGAGAGCATTTATTATGGCTGCTAAGGTTATCAACTTTCATTCCCCCGATGGTAAGAACACTTATGAGCTGACCTTCACCCGTGACAGCGTGGAAGCTACCGAACGTGCAGGTTTTCAGATTGGCCAGTACACCCAGATGACCAATCTGCTGTCCAACTCTCGCGCTTTGTTCTACGGCGCTTTCATCGCACGGAACAAGGGCATCAAGCGCAAGGTTGTGGACGAGATGTTCCAGCACATCGAGGAGAAGGAAGACCTGATGGGCATTCTGCTTGAGATGTTCATGGACGCTTCCAAGTCCCTTCTGGCAACTGACACTGAGGACAAGACCGCAAAAAACGCAACGTGGGAGATTGTGTAACTGCACAATCTCAAGAAACAGACGGAGAGGGAGAGCCATTCTCCTTCTCCAAGCTGTTCCACGATGTAGAAGCCTATTACATCTCCATTGGCATGACCTACGACCAGTTCTGGTACGGCGATGTCTGGCTGGCAAAGGTTTACCGTGACGCAGAGGAGCTGCGGGAACGCAGAGCCAACGCAGAAGCATGGAGAAATGGCTTTTACATGGCATCTGCGCTTTCCTCTACGGTTGGCAATATGTTCCGAAAGAAAGGGTCTAAGCCCATCAAGTACATGGATAGACCGCTTCCCCTTACTCAAAAGGAGAAAGACGAGTATGAATACCAACGCGCAGTTGAGGCGCAGGAGCGAATCAAGAGAATGATGTTCTCTATGATGGAAAGTGATGGTGGTAGTGATGGCTGATGTTGATATTACGAGCTTATCCGTAGAGATTTCTGCGGAATCGCAGGGCGCAGAGCTTAACATCAATAAATTGGCTAACGCTATCGCCAATCTTCGTTCTAAGGGCAATGTTTCTGCCGTCTGCGATAGCCTTGATAAACTAGCCGGTTTTATCGCTGGGCTGAAGTCTGCATCCAAAGGCATTGGTTCTATTTTTAATAACATCGAAAAGATGTCAAACATTGATGTTTCTGGAATTGATTTTACTGGTTTAAGCGCAAAGCTGGAATCGTTGAAAAGCGAATTACAGCCCTTGCAGAACCTTGATGCTTCTGGATTGAAAGCAGTTGGCAGTGCAATGAACGCCATTGCTAAAATCCCATCTATCAATGATAAGTTGGATGCAGACACGCTCAATAAGTTCAAGACTGCTTGTGATAGCATCTCCATTTCGCTCACTCCCCTTGCATCTCAGCTTGACAAGGTAGGTAACGCCTTTGCAAAGCTCCCTCCACAGTTAAGCAAGGTGGTTACACAGGCTAACCGTGTGACTGCTGCCAACGAAAAGCAGCGCAAGAGCTATCTCAGCTTGTCCAATCAGATGAACGGCTTTATGCGGAACATGGCAAAGCTAGTTTCGTTGAAAGCTATCGCTGAGTATCTTGGCAACGCTGTTGCAAAGTTCAATGACTTTTACGAAGCAACAGACCTGTTTCATAATGCTATGGGCAATTTGAGCGGTGAAGCCGATACGCTCATTAGCAAGATGCAGGGCTTGCTTGGCGTTGACCCGACCAAAGCGATGACTTACATGGCTACCATCCAGAGCTTGGGTACTTCGTTTGGTCTGACCAGCGACAAAGCATATATTCTGTCCAAGAATCTGACCCAGCTTGCCTATGACGAAGGCTCCTATTGGAACAAGGACGTTGCAGAGACCTTTACCGCAATGTCCTCCGCAATCTCTGGCGAAATTGAGCCTATTCGCCGTTTGGGCGTTGACCTGTCTCAGGCACGGTTACAGCAGGAGCTTCTGGCTTTGGGCTTTAACAAGCAAGTGTCTAGTCTGTCTCAGGCAGATAAGGCGGTTCTGCGTTACATTGCCATTATGAAGCAGACTGCCAATGTTCAGGGCAACCTTGCACAGACCATCCAGAGCCCTGCGAACCAGATTAAGATTCTGAAAGCCCAGTTGGATATGCTGGCAAAGTCTGTTGGCTCTCTGCTCTACCCTGCCCTGAAATCCATTCTTCCCCCGCTGATTGCCGCTGTTCAGCTCATTCGAGAGTTTGTCGAGTGGGCGGCAAAGCTGATGGGTGTGAAGGTCGTGTTCACTGATTTCACCAAGAGCGCTGACAGCGTTGGCGGCATCGGTGACGCGATGGATAACACGGCAGATTCGACAAAGAAAGCCGCCAAAGCCCTCAAGGACTACACGATGGGCTTTGATGAATTGAACATCATTGACCCCACACAGGGAAGCTCCGGCTCTGGTAGCGGCGCATCCGCTGGCAACATCTTGGGCGATGTAGACCTGTCCGGCTACGATATGTTCAAGAACTATGTCGGCAACGCTGTGGATGAAATCAAGGAAAAACTTCGCAAACTTGCTCCTATTGTTGCTGCTATCGGCGCCGGTTTTGCCGCATGGACTATCGGGAATGCGCTTCTTACTGCGTTGAAAGACACTCATGATTGGGCATACAAGCTCGGGAAAATCGTTAGTGGTCTTAATCCAGAGCTACTTCTAGTAGCCGGGACGGTCGCCCTTATCGTTGGTCGATTTGTTCAGCTTTATCAAAACAGCGAAAATTTCCGGCAAGGTTTAGCCCGTATCAAAGATTTGATTTACCTTGCGGGTCTTGGGTTTACGCAAGGCTGGAATATTTCTTTGACTGATGGGAAACTTGGCGAGTCTATCAAATGGCTAAAAGAAGCTCTTTCTAATCTCGGTCAAGCGATTTGGAATTTGATTCCTGAGGAATGGCAGGGAAAAATCTCTACTGCATTCGAGACAATTCAAAAAGTTGTCAAAGACCTTGACCTCGATTTGGGCGATTTGGTCATGACGCTTATCGGAATCGGTTTGACTATTAGCGGGCATCCCGTTGCTGGTCTTGCAGTTCTTGGTTTCGAAGCCGTCTCTGTCGCCGTGCGTGGTCTTGGCAGTGAAAGCGAAGCAGAAGCATTTCAGCTGAAATCTGATTGGCATGATGCTTTCGTGAATTTCGGCACGATTGCGGCCGAAACAGTGGCAGACATCATAACTGCTCTCGGAAATCTTATCAATGATTTTGCAATTCTTATCGGATGGATTCAAAATGGCGTTTCTGAAACGGAAATGCTCGACATCCAGATGAATGGAAATTTTCTTGAAGGTGCAATCGCGTCTCTTGCGCAAGTTATCCACGACATGGGCGTGTTCATTGGATGGATTATTAAAGGCGTAGACGAATCAGACCGCCTTGCCATCGCCGCCAATGGAAACTTTGCGGAAAAATTTGTTCTCTTGATTGCTGACGTAATCAATGGAATCAAAGACGCTGTAACGTGGTTTGGAAAACTGATTGATAAAGTTTCTAAGTTTAATCCGTTAAGCGTCGGCAAAAACATTATTGATGGCATCACGAAGGGCATCACTGGGAACACCAATGTGTCAAATGACGCGACCAAACAGTTGACCGATGGAATCAAGAAAACCGCTCAAGATGAACTTGATATTAACTCTCCTTCTAAGTGGTTTGAAGGGATTGGCGGTTACATCGACCAGGGCCTTGCAAACGGTATCACTGGTTCTCTCGGTTATGTCAACGATGCTATGAATAAACTCGTAGACGCCACCAAGCTCAAGGGCGAAGAGATGGCGAACTATGGCATTGACTGCGGCACAAGCTACGTCAACGGCATCATTTCCGGGCTAGACTCTAAGTGGGCAGAACTCGATAACAACCTCAAGACCAACTTCTTCGGTACGGTGCAAACTTTCATTCAGGCTGCGCAGAGTGGCGATTGGAAAACGGTCGGCACTACCATTGCCGCTGGCATTTGGGGCGCTATGGGCGATGAGCAGCGTAAACGCGCCAAGTCCGTTGCAAGCGACCTTGTAAGCAGACTAAGCAAAGAATTGAAAAGCCAAGCTTCTTCTCTGCTAAACACCGCTGCTACCATTGGGAAAAATCTGGTGAACAATCTGACCCAAAACTTTGGAAAGGTTTCCACTGAAACTCAGACGATGCTTTCCGGCATTACGCAGGCTTTCGGAAACGTGAAGTCTCCTCTCGCAACGGCAGCTAAAGCCATCAGTGCGGCGCTCTCTGGTGGTTTACTCAGCTCTTTCCCGACGATTTTTGCCGGGTTTGCAAGTCTGGTAAGCACCATCGGAACCGCAGTGGCAGGAATGCTTTCTGCTGTGGGTGCTGCCCTCAGTGCTACGATTTTTGGCATTCCAGCTGGCATCGTGGCCCTTGCCGCCGCCGCAACCCTTGGAGTTGCGATTGCTGGCATCGTGTCGAAACTTGGCGGCAGCCGGTCTACCGGCAGTTACAGCGATACATCTCAGTACGTCGGAAGCTCCAGCTATAATTCCTCGACGTCTAGCTCTTCTTACAGCGGAACTTATTCTGCGGCCGGAGGAAACTCCGAAGAGATGAGAGATGCTGTGTACAACGGCTGCTACAATGCATTCCTCGATATATGGCAGCGTTACGGAGAGGAAATTTCTGATGGCAGGGACGTGAAAGTTTACCTTGATGGCAAGCAGCTCACTGCTTCCGTTGAAAAAACGCAGAAAGAACGTGGCGTGTCTATTATGGGTACCGAAGTTTATTCCTATTAAGAAAGGATGGTTCAGATGGCCAATATTCCTGCACTGGTTACGGTGAATGGCGTAGAGCTGCCGGAACCATCCTCTTATGAGGGAACGACTAGCACGATCGTGGACTCTGGACGAAATGTTCAGGGTAAAGTTGTTGGCGCTGTCGTGCGGCATGATGTAGCAAAAGTCTCCATGTCATGGAACTACCTCACTGCGCGGCAGTGGGCCGACATCTTGAGCCTTTTCACTACAAATTTTTACTGCACCGTTAAGTTTTACAATCAAGCCACAGCCGGTTATACCACCCGTCAGATGTATGTCTCCGACCGCACCGGCGGCATGTGGCGTAGAGGGCCGAAAACCGGTGGTGTGATGGGGTGGATAGGGTGCAAACTTTCTCTTGTGGAGGTATGATACATGGTTGAAGTCTCCGATAAGTGGAAAGAGAAATTTAATGAAACCCTCGTCCCGGAATCTTTTGTGGAGATTACCTGCGGAATCACTGAGCCAGGCATCAATAAAAAAGCTACCATCGTCACGTCATCGGCAGCCCCGTTCTCCACCTTTCATAATATTGCACTTTCTGATAACGCTTCCATTTCGAGGTATTCTACAGGAGAGCCCAATCTTACTGTTCTTGATGGAAGCTGTAGCATCGTCCCTTCTTCTCCTCCGTATGGAACTACTGGTTTTTTGAGTGCCGAGATTTTTGACGATTCAAACCATCCTGTTATCCGGCTTGAACTTCCAAGTGAAAACAAGTCCTCCGTTCCTGGCGTTTCGATTTGCTGGTCTACAGTATTCGGGGAGTACGCCACGGATTTTTCGGTCAGCGCATACCTTGGAACTAGCAAGCTAAAAACTGTGACCGTGAACGGAAACAAATCCGTCCGTTCTGATGTTGAGGCTGAGCTTTCCGGGTTTGATGCCGTAGAGATTGAAGTTCTAAAGTGGTGTCTCCCCGACCGAAGAGTAAGGATCGAGCAAGTGAAAATCGGAAGGTATCTGGTATTTGACAAGACCAAAATCTTGTCTTACAGCCATTCTTCTGCCAGAGACCCTATCTCCGGGCAGCTTTCTCAGGAGTCGATTTCCTTTAGCCTCGACAACAGCGACCGCACATGGGACTCCGTAAACCCTCAAGGAATTTACAAGTACATCTATGAGCGCCAGCCTGTCACTGTTCGTTATGGAATGGATGTTGACGGGAAGACCGAATGGGTGAGCGGAGGAATGTTCTTCCTGTCAGAGTGGAACGTCCCTGCCAACAGCATTGAGGCATCCTTTCAGGCGCGAGACGCTTTCCTGTATCTATCCAGCACGAAGTACACCGGAAGAAAATACGGCACGCTCTATGAGATGTGCTACGATGCTTTGGAGCTGTTGGAAGCGGATGAAATTACCTTTGATATTTCGGATGAACTGAAAAATTACTCCACCGACATTACAAGCGATGAGTCTACTTATCACAATTCTGATATTTTGCAGCTTGCGGCCAATGCGGCTGGAATGGCTCTGTACCAGACCCGTGATGGCGTGATAAAAATCAACCGAGTCTACGGCTCCGATGCCTCCAACCCCGTGTTGGACATTCCAGTACTGAACAATTATTCTTGGCCGGAAATCACCTTTGCCCAGAATATGCTTAACGTAGTGACCACCGTAGGAAATGCCACCTACGCTTATCCTGAAAATCCTTCGGGCAAAGGCGTGAGCCAGACTCTGAGCAATGTTATGCTCACAAAGGACATCCTTGCAAAATCCAGGAACGCCCTTACGGAGTCTTATGGAGTCCTTTCTAACCGTCGCAAGGCTTCTCTTACCTATCGGGCAAGCCCTACTATTGATGCTCTTGATATTGTAAAGATTCACCATCAGTTCAATTACGACGCTGTCTTGCTGACAACCAATGTAAAGTACACCTTCAATGGGTGTTTCAAAGGCACTGTCGAAGGGTACATGATGGCAGATGCTCAGGCCATGTCTCTTGACCATACCAGTGAACAGCTTGGCTGGGGCGACTCCGTTATTTTGTCTGCCACCCTCTCCCCTGCTTCTATTGATTCTCCGAAAATCAACTGGTCGGCTTCTCCTGAGGGAATCGTCTCTATCCACGTTCTGACAAACGCAGAAGGAAAATCCACCTGTCAAGTCAAGTGGAACTCCCCGGGTAAGGCTGTTGTCACAGCCTCGGCAGGTGGCGTCTCCGCGGAATGCTCCTTTGCTACGGCAGCGTACAATCTGTTTGATGTTGCAGAGGGCGGCACCGTCCTTATGGATGAAGGCGGTAACGTGGCCGAGTTCATCGTTGCAAAGCATGACTACGAAAGCGAGCTGAATGGAGCCGGGCGAACTCTTCTGGTTCGAAAACACTATGCAGCCATCATGGCTTGGAGCTCTACATGGTCTACTTACGCCAGCAGCAGCGTAAACAGCTGGCTCAACGGAGAGTACTTCAACTCGTTCAGCTCCGCCCAGAAGCAAGCTATTGATAAGACGACCATCTATTATACTCCCGGTTTTTCTGACTCTTATTGCAATTCTGGTAGCAGCAAAGTGACTACGATGGCAAAAAGCATTTTCCTGCTTTCTTACCACGAGTTTGGATACGACACGGAAGGCTCTGATGCTCCGAATTGGACAACTAGTAGCCCGAGCTATAAGCACAACGAGGGTACTCCCCTGCAAAATGCATCTGGAATCCTGAAAACGATGCTTGCCTCTGACATGGAGGGCTCCAGCAGAGGACGTTCCATTTGGACGAGAACTCCTTACCTGTACTCGCTTCAGATGCTTCGTGATATTGCTGGCACAAGTTCAAGCGCCAACAAGTACTGGCGACCTCTGTTGGTCAGCAAACTTGTAAATGCATACGCCGTGTATGATTCTACGTTACAAGTGAATACCAACGCAGAGACGATTTCTTACGCTACGAATGACGATTCCCCCCGTAAGTATGACAATGTTGTTCACCCTGCATTTACCGTCCCAAAGTCTCTCGCTATTGACGCTGACGGCAAACTGATTTTTTAAGAGGTGAAATATGGCAACGTGGATTACAGACCGAACGCAAGCTGATGTTGACCGGGTAAAAGAACTGACCGCAAAGGCAAGAACTGGCACATGGACAGAAGAAGAACAGCAAGAATGGGCTGCTGGCATGAAGGGCGCTCTGAGCTATACGGATTACAACCGCATTGAAAACGGAATCAAAGAACTCGCCGAAATCGTTGGCGCACCTTATTCTGCAAGGATTGTACAGCAAAACATTCAAGTTGTTACTGCGAAAAATGAAAGCGGCGACATTCCTGCATGGGACACTTATCCCGCCAAGTTCGAGTTTTTCATGCCGCTGACGGCCAAGAAAGCGGACCTGCGGCTCCGCTCGCTGGAATTCCGTGTCAAGGGCTATGTGCCGGGCACGATGCGCACCGTCCTGCGCAAGTACGACTCCACGACCGCCCTAGTGGACAAGTTCATCGACATTATCCGCGGCTACAACGACGTGGCGCTGGACATGGGCGATTTCGCGCTGGAAAAGGGCGTCGAATACCAGCTCTATTTCGCCGCCTCCAACAACTTCTACCCGCCCTCTGTCGAGCCATCATGGGTTGTCGCAAACGACTACGTCAACATTACAAATGGAAGCGCTTATTACGGCGACGACAGCAAGCTTATTTTTTCAGGGACGGTCGGTTTAACTGTTCCTGTGGAAGCTGGTTGGACAATCAATGATTATCTGACCGTTGCGGATGCCACTCGGTGGATTGATAACGTGAAAGCCATTCGTTCCAAATGCAGTGGCAAAAGTTCTACCCCGGAAACTCCCGAGGCGCTGAGTTATCATTTTGCGATTATCAATCAAGTAGAAAAAGTTTTGTCTGACATTGAAGCGATGGCAAAAGACCACTTACTTTATTGTTCAGATACAATATGCGGAGGTGAACCCTATTATGCACTTTGTTGACCGAAAGGCAAAATATCCCGGGCGTTGGACTATGATGAAATCTGATGGCACATCAGAAATCATCACTTTGATTCGTAATGACGAACCTGTTGTCGAGGGGACTCCAATGAACGCCAACACCCTCAACACTCTGAGTGATGTTGCAGGGGCTGACATCGCAAGGGAAAAGGCGGAAGCCGCCGCAACCGTTGCGTCAACCGCAAAAGACGCTGCTGAATTAGCCGCAAACTCTTCGGAAGAAAGCAAAGACGCTGCGGCGAAGAGTGAAGCTGCGGCGAAGCAGTATGCGGACAATGCAGCGGCTATCGTCACCACCGACCCCACCCTAACCGTCAAGGGCGCTCCCGCAGACGCCAAAGCCACCGGCGACCGTATCAACGCCATCAAAATCGAGACCGACAAGACCCTCACCCTCTCCGGCGCGGCGGCGGACGCTGCGGCGGTGGGCGGCATCGTGCTGCCCCGGGTGGTGGTGCATACCGAGGCGGGCAGTTCCGTCGTCCTCTCGGACGGCGAGAAAGACGTGAGCGGAGTGGCTGCGGACGGCAGCTTTTCTACGGCCCTGCCCCACGACGGAGAGTGGACCGTTACCGCCACGCTCGGCACCGGCGCGGCCACGGAGACGGTGCAGGCTGAGTATTGCCGCACCAAGACTCTGACCCTGACCTACTACACCCTGACCGTGACAGTCAAGGCTGGCAGCACCGTCACCGCCCAGTGCGGAGACAAGACCGTGACCGGCACCGTGCCGGAGAGCGGAAGCATCAAGCTGTATCTGCCCATCGCTGGCACATGGACCGTAACGGCCACGTTGGGTGACGAGACCACCGAGGGCAGCGTGGAGGTGAGCGAGTACAGGGACTATCCCCTTGAGCTTGCATACGTCCACATCTACGGCGCAAGCTGGGACGGCACCAGCACCACCAAGTGGAGCCGCACCGACGAGGCGGCAGAGTTTACCGACCCCGTGCCGTATGTAGCGGGGGCAAGCAGCTATGGCAGTCCTTTCGACGGCTTGCAGCCCTGGGCGGGCATGGTAAAGAGCGAACGCACCGGCGGCACGATGGTCAGCATCCCGAAATTTTGGTACAAGCTGACCCAAAACGGCAGGGGAATGACCATCCAGATCGCCGACCGCGCGGTGGAGGGTTACAGCGTCAGCCCTGCCCACATGGACAGAGGTGACGGCCACGGTGAGCGGGACGTGGTGTACATCGGCAGATACCACTGCAACGGCACCTATAAGAGCGGCACCGGCAGCCCCAGGGTGAACATGACCCGCTCTTCAGCCCGCTCCGGCATCCACAATCTTGGTTCGACCATCTGGCAGAGCGATTTTGCGATGCGGTTTACGCTCTGGCTGCTGTACATCGTCGAGTTCGCCGACTGGAACAGTCAGGCGAAAATCGGCTATGGATGCAGTCCGAACAGCAACACCTTCGCAATGGGCTACACCGACTCGATGCCCTACCACACCGGCACCGATCAGAGCAGCCGGGCCACCTACGGCGGCACGCAGTACCGCAACATCGAGGGCCTGTGGGATAACGTGTTGGACTGGTGCGATGGCTGCTATAACAACGGCAACGGCCTGAACATCATCTTGAATCCCTCCGAGTTCAGCGACAGCAGCAATGGCACGGCGGTCGGCGTTCCGCCCAATGGCTGGCCGTCCGCATTCAAGGTCAAGACAAACGGCGGCTTCCCGATGTTTATCCCCACATCCGCGTCCGGTAATGACGCAACGTACTCGTGCGATAGCTGGGGCTTCGGCTCGTCGTACCTCTGCCTCTGCGTCGGTGGTAGCTATAGCCGCTACTCCGACTATGGTTTGTTCTGCGTCGTCTGCAACGCCGCGTCGGTCTATGGCGGGGGCATCGGCTGCCGCCTCCAGGAACTCCCCAACGGGGGAGTCTGAGGGGGCCGCAGCCCACTCAGATGATTGCGCCGTAAGGCGCTGAACTTTATATGGGACTGTCTGTGCATTGCCGGCGCTTTTTTGTTCTCAGGCCTCGTGCGATAACTGGAACTTCAGCTCGTCGAACCCCTGCCTCTACGTCGGTGGTAACTATAGCCACTACTCCAACTATGGTTTGTTCTACGTCAACTACAACGCCGCGTCGAACTATAACGGGAACATCGGCTGCCGCTTCCTTTTTGATTTTATCCAACCTCACATTTTACGGCACAGGCAGCCGCACACCTCACGGTGAAGATAGGCGTTTTGGGAGCGGGCTAGTACACCCCGCAAGGGGCGCTGGAACGTCCGTACAGCTAAAAGGAGGGTATCCCGAATGAAGAGAGCTGGAAAGCTCTTTGATACGTTAATCTCAGATGATAATCTGTTACGCGCCATCGACGAAGTGAACCGCACCCACCACTGGAATCGAGGCCACAAGCCCAACACCTGTACGGCGTGGGTGGAAGAGACCAAGGCTCAGCGGGTGGAAGACCTGCGGCGAATACTCGTCGGCGGCTTTGAACCGAAAAAGCCCCATGTCAGCCAGCGGTGGGACGCGAACGCCCGGAAGTGGCGCACCATCAGCGAACCGGCCCGGTGGCCCGACCAGTATGTCCACCACGCCCTCATCCAGGTCTTGCAGCCCAGGATGATGCAGGGAATGGATTTTTACTGCTGCGGCTCTATCCGGGAGCGCGGGCCACACCGGGAGAAGAACGCCATCCAGCGATGGATGAAGTACGACCGCAAGGGGACGAAGTACGAGTTTTGCGGTGACATCCGCCACTTCTACGACAGCCTGACCCCGGAAGTCGTCATGGACCGGATGCGGCAGCTCTACAAGGACCGCCGCGTCCTCGACCTCATCCGGCGCGTCATCCGGGACGGCGTAAAGCTGGGGACGTACACCTCCCAGTGGTTCGCCAACGCCGTCTTACAGCCCCTCGACCAGCTCATCCGGGAGAGCGGGCTGTGCAAGCATTACGCCCGGTACATGGACAACCTGACCGCTTTCGGGCCAAACAAGCGCAAGCTGCGCAAACTCCGCATCCTTGTGGAAAGCTGGCTGAACGCCCACGATCTGAAACTCAAGGGCGACTGGCAGGTGTTCCCGGTGGCGAAAAAGCAGCCGAAGACGCCCCTTGCCTCGCCCCGGCGCGGCTTTGCGCGGGCGAAAGGGCGGCTGGCGGACGCTGTAGGCTACCGGTACGGGAAAGGGTACACCATCCCCCGCAAGCGGAATCTGCTGCACATCAAGCGGGCGCTGGCGCGGTATCGCAAGCGCAGGCGGCAGGGGAAGCCCATCACGCCCAGAGCGGCAGCAAGCCTGCTCTCGCGCCTCGGGCAGCTCCGGCACTGCAACAACTATCATCTCTATCAATGGCTGTTTCGGGGAGAGCGGGTCGTCCGCGATCTGAAGCACGTCGTCCGAGAGCATCGGAGAAAGGAGAACCTGACGTGGATTATGTTTTTGGCACAAAGGGCGGCGCAGAAGTCCTCAAGACCATCGGCGACGCTCACACCGGTCTGACCGGCTACCACCAGCTTGAGCGGGAGTATCCCGACCAGACCATCACCGACAGCTTCCGGGTCGTCCGCAAGCTGCGCAGCGCGGAGGACGCGGAAGGACGCTGCTATGACTGGTACGAGATCGACCGCCACTACCGGATGACCGACAAGACCGGCCCTCTGGCAGCGCAGGCGGCGAAGACCGCCGCAGAGATGGAAGACGCCCTGTGTGAGCAGGATATGGCCGCTGATGAGAGACTGGCAGCTATCGAGGACTCGCTGTGCGAGCTGGACGCCGCCGTCAATAAGTAAGGAGGACATCAAAATGGATAAAATCTGGGCAAACAGGTTGATCGCCGGTACTAAGGTGTGGGCAGAGATGCCCGCATCCCGCCGCGCCGGGGTCAAGCGGGAGCTGGCCAAGCGGGTTGCCGACGGCGAGATCGACGCAGAGCGGTACAAAGAGATCACGGGGGAGGACTACGATGAGTAAGCTGCTGGAACTTCTGGAAAAGCTGGTGCGGGCCATCCTTGGCCCGGGGGACGAGCAGGACGCCGGAAAACCTGAGCCTACGCCCCAGGTCCCCAAGGCAGAGGCCGTCACCGGCTGGGAGGGCGGCCCACCCTACCGGTTCGTCGATGTGAGCCGGTATCAGGGCCTTATCGACTGGGCGCAGGTGGCAGCGGCGGGCTACAAGGGAGCGATGCTCAAGACGGTATCTACCAACTACAAGCTCTCCAAGCGGGCAGATGGCCTGTACATCGACCCAACCTTTGAGACCAACTACCGCAACGCCAAAGCGGCGGGCTTAGACGTGGGCGTCTACTACTACACCTACGCCACCAGCGAGGCGATGGCCGACGAAGAGCTTGCCCTGCTGCGGCAGGCGGTATACGGCAAGGAGTTTTTTCTCCCCGTTTGCGTGGACGTGGAGGAGAACAAGCTCAAGCCTATGAGCACCCTCGACCTCACCAACCTCACCGCCTACGCGCTGGAACAGGTGGAGCGGATGGGTTTTTACGCCCAGCTCTACACCTACACCGGTTACAAGTACGAGCTGGACATGGCGAGGCTGTCCTCTCGGTGGGACGTGTGGCTGGCCGACTACACCGGCGAGGCCCCCAGCGTGACGTTTAACTACAACGCCCACCAGCACACCAGCAAGGGCAGCGTGCCGGGCATCTCCGGCAACGTAGACCTCAACGTGACCACCCTCAACTATCCCCGTATTATCGAGAAGAAGGGTCTGACCCGTCTCCGGGAGGGCAAATGACCGAAAAAGAAGCTTTGCTGTGGGTGTTGGGCATCCTTGGCAGCTTGTGTGCTGCGGCCATCACCATTGACAAGGTACTGGAAATCATCCACAAGTACATCAAAAAGGCGCAGGAGCCTGACAACGTGCAGAACAAGCGGCTGGATGAGATGGACAAGCGCATCGGCACCTTGGAGCAGGTCCAGTTCCAACACACGCAGGCCCTTGCCCGCGACCTGCGCCGCTTTGACGAAATCGACGAGGTGAGTCGTCTGACCCTCGACGGGGTGCGCAATCTGCTGGATGCCCAACTCTCCGGCAACAACCGCGAGGGAATGCAGAAGAGCCGCACCGACATTGACAACTATCTGTTAAAAGGAGTGACCAATCATGGAAGCACTGGCAACTAAGCTTTTTGACCTTATCCCTGCCCCGGTGGCGGCAGTGCTGATGCTGGGCGGCTTTATCTTTTACGCCCTGGGCTGCATCCGGTTGGGCTATGGCGCAGCGGTAAAGCCGCTGGTGCTGGACCTCATCGAGCGGGCAGAGCAGGAGATTCAGGGGACGAAACGTGGCGCAGAGCGCAAGGCGTGGGTCGTCAAGATGCTTCGCGCCGCCCTGAGCGCCAGCAAATACGGCAGGCTCATCAGCTGGGCCATCACCGATGAGACCATCGGCGCGGTCATCCAGTTTTTCTTTGACCGCATGAAAGCGGCGCTGGAAAAGGAGTAAGGAGGTTATTATGGCAAGCACTACATACGCACAACAATGGCTGAAACAGGCTGTTTTTGTAAATGAGTTTAACTTTTTCAGCCTCAAAAGTCGAACTCGTCACCAGTTTGCCGTGCTTGGCACTATGGTGCGCAACGCCGGACAGCTCCCGCAGCCCTTCTGGCTCGGTGCTACCTGTGGCGGCGGCTCGTGTGGTGCTGCCCGCTGCGCTGCAAGGACTTGACCGACAGCAGATGACCGCCGCCATCAAAAACGCACCGCTTGGGAGGGTAGACCGTAAGATAGCCTTACTGCGGTACGTTGAGCGGCTCCCGCTGCCGGACATTGCAGCACAGACACATTACAGCCGGACGGCGGTAGGCTACCGGCTGAAAGGCATTGAAAAAATGTTAAATGTGTGATATAATATTTTTACGAGCTGAGTGTATGTAGGACGCATGTTTAAGGCTGATTCTACAAACGCAACAAAGCGGCAGGCTATTCCAGAGCTTGCCGCTTTTCTTTTTGCACGAATTGTGGTATAATATACTTAACAAATCCACCCGGCCTCTCGAAGAAGCGCATTAGGGTGGATATTTGCCAGCTAGCCCCGTGCTTTATCTGGGAATGAAAAAAGCGGTTGCCAGATAGGCGCCGACCAGTCTCCCGCTCGCCTACTTATAGTGCGTACCATGCGGGAGACGCAATTTTGCCACTTCGGTGGCGGGGCGATTACTCGCTCACTTATAATCCATCAGCTTTAGGCTGGTGGATTTTGTTTTATTCGCACTAGTTTTGTCAAAAGCATTGCCATATATTGGATGATGTGATATTTTAGCATTGCACTTCAATGTGTGCATCTTTACAGTTAAGCGCTCATGCGGATTTTTCCGCGTGGGCGCTTTTCTTTTTTTGTCCTTCGTTATACCTTCGTTGTCTTTCGCTTTTTGCTGATGCGGTACACTAAGAGCACAAGGAGGGATGTATTATGAGCTATTATCCGACACCCGGAGCACCTTACGTTCCGCAGCAGCCTGTCAATCCTTACGGCGGTATGGGCACGGTAGGACTTGCCACTTCCCTGCCAAACGCACAGATGCAACAGGCACAACTGCAGCGTCCGCAGCCGATGAATGGGCAACAGCCCGTTCAGCAGTCGGCACAAGACGGTGGTTGGCTGCTGGGCAGACCTGTTTCCAGCAGGGAGGAGTTTTTGGCGATACCGTCTGACCTGTACGGCAGACCGACCTATTGCCCTGACCTGCGCAGCGGTGTGATCTACTGCAAGCGGCTCAACCCGGACACCTGCGAATCCTATGTACAGGAGTTTTACAGCCCGGAAGCGTGGCGGCAGATACAGGCGCAACAGGCGCAGCAGACCGCTGCACCGACACAGCAGTATGTGCCCATTGAAGAGTATAACGCCCTCGTCCACAGGCTGGATGAACTGGAAAAGTGGCAAAAGAGCTTTTCCAAGCCCACTGCCGCTGCAAAGAAAGGAGAATAACAATGTCCTCTCCGTTTGATGTGATTACGCACAGCCCCATCATGCAGCTTGCGAACCTTGCCCGTGCCGGACAGAACCCGATGGGGCTTATCCAGCAGTTGAGCGGGCAGAACGCACCCATCATGCAAGGCTTGAACCTGATTCAGGGCAAAAACGAAACGCAGCTCCGAACGATGGCGCAGAACCTCGCCAAAGAGCGTGGCATCGACCTGAATCAGCTGGCAAGCGCTCTGAACCTGACGCTGCCCCGGTAAAGCATCCCTCTAAGCGAAACGCTTCTCAGTTTTGCGGACTTGATAAAAACCGCTTTTGTTTGGCTTCGCCCACCGCACACGGCGGTGGGATGGCATAACGCAAAACTGAAAGGAGTTTTGTTATGGACGATTTTGCAACTGGTTATCTGGCTGGGCAGGACGGTGGCAATAACAACGGCGGATTTTTCGGCAACGAAGGTCTGTGGGCGGTTATCATCCTCGCCATCATCTTCGGCTGGGGTACAAACGGCTACGGTCGAAACGGTGGTGACAACGGCATGAACAGCTACATCCCCTATCTGGTCGGCACTGGCGCAACTGGTCAGGGTGGCGCAGATACTCGTGCGGCTCTGTCTGAAGGCTTCTACCAGCAGGACACTTCCCGTTCTCTGGCTGGCATTCAGAGCGGTATCTGCTCTCTGGGCTATGACCAGCTGGCGCAGATAAACGGAGTCAACGCCAACATCGCAAACGGCTTTGCGGGCGTGAACAGCGCCATCTGTCAGCTCGGCTACCAGAACGCACAGCTCGTGAACGGTCTGGAACGCAGCGTGTCCAACGGCGACAACGCCATCAGCCTCGCCATCATGCAGGAGGGCAACGCACGGCAGGCGGGTCAGACCGCACTTTCCACGCAGCTTGCATCTTGCTGCTGCGAGAACAAGCAGCTCATCGGCGACCTGAAGTACACCATTGCACAGCAGGACTGCGCTACCCGTCAGGCTATCGCAGACAACGCCCGTGCCATCGTGGACAACTGCAACGCCAATTTCCGCAGCATGATGGACTACTTCACGCAGGATAAGATTGCCACTCTGACCGCTGAGAACCAGAACCTGAAGTTCGCTGCTTCTCAGGATCGTCAGAATGCGCTTCTGACCACTGTGATGTCCCAGCAGACCGATACCATCCTGAACCGGGTCAATCCTCGTCCGATTCCCGCTTATCAGGTGGCAAACCCCAACGTGGGCGTGAACTGCTGCGGCTGCTGCTAACCTACACACTCCCCGATAACACCGGGTGAACCATCGGGGCAGGGGTAAGACACCTCTGCCCCTGATTTTTTAGGAGGAAAACATTATGGCTTGCAAAACAAGCTGCAAACTCTGCCCGCACTTGGTCATCAGTCAGGCGGTCACGTTTGCCAACGACACGCTGACCATCAATATCCCTGCTGGCGCATACCAGAACGGAGAGAAGTATTGTATCGTGGTTGCTCAGAGCTTGCCGGACACGACTACCATCAACGCCCCTGTGGTCATTACCATAGGTGCAGGCACGACCGCGTACCCTCTGACCGATTGCAACTGCGCTCAGGCAACCGCCGAGAGCATCCACACCCGCACCCGCTACGCTACCCGTGTGGCAACGTCTGCAACCGGCACCGGCACGTTTAAGTATCTTGGCTGCTTCTGCCGCTCCCACGCCGGTGCGCCTGCGTCCATTTCTTGAGGAGGTATAGATTATGGGCAAGACTAATTTTCGCCGCATGATGATGCTCCGCGACCACGACAAAGACCGTGAGCCGGAACGTGACCGCCTTGAGGAAGAGCGTGACCGCAGGGAACGTGAGCTGGAACGCCGTCTGCGTAAGCTGGAAGATGGCAGCGACCGCTATCCTTACTATCCGCAGGAGGAAAACCGCTACATTGACCCCTACCCTATCCCCCGCTACCCTGACGTAGAGTACGAGCGCAAGATGCCGCAGATTGGCTTCTCGCAAAACGGAGACTGGGACAAGCGGTCTGGGCAGTATGAGCATGGCGGTGCGGACAGCCGCTCCATCAAGATGCCACGCAAGCACCTTACCCACGATGAAGCAGAGGAATGGTGCGACAGCATGGTGAATGCTGACGGCACAAAGGGCTGTCACTGGACGCTGGAACAGACACAGGACGTTGCCAAACAGCGCAACATCACTTGTGACCCGAACGATTTCTGGGCGGTCATGAACATGATGTACTCGGATTATTGTCAGGTTGCAAAGCGTCAGTCCGTTGACACTCCGGGCTTCTACGCTGACATGGCAAAGGCATTCCTTGAGGACGCAGATGCCGCAGACGGCAAGGCGTATCTCTACTGGGATTGCATTGCTGATAAGTAAAACAAAACCCCTGTGCGGTCGTTGCAGCTACACAGGGGTTTATTGTTATCTCCAAATCATAAAGCACTTATTGTCTACGCAATCTTGAAGGATTTCTTTGAAGTCTTTGAACTTTGCAGGATTTTCTCTACCTGCATATCCGTAAATAACGCTATCGTCATAATCACCTATAACTTTCAAGATTTGCTTGCAGGCACCGTATCGGATTTTTCCGTCACAGTTCGATTGATAAAGGAAATCTGCAATTTTGATTGGAAGTTTCTTGCTTTCAACCAATCGCTCTGTTTCGTCATTGTACGATTCAAGAGCGTGTTCTTTTTCTGGAGAGGGTATGTCAAGAATGTCATCAAGCTTTTTATAGTGTTCTCCGACTTCCGAACCAACAAGTTCTGCAACTTTCGCTCTCAACTTGAAAAAGCCGAAATAGCCAACATCCATTTCACGCCCAGTCTTTTTGCATTTGATGGTTACGCCCATTCGTCAATCCTCCAAGAAATCCTCTTGATTCAGAACTTGATTTACAATTCGTTCCGTACATTCTTTGATAACCGTAGATGCAGGGACGTGACTTTCATAAGCTATGTTTTCATATTGCACTCCTGCATACTCAAAGAACCTTTTAGAAAGTATTTCTGCATCCGCACGGCATAACGGCTTTAATTCGTATTGCAACGGAAATCTTCTTATAAGTGCAGGGTCAAGCCTATCAAATCGGTTTGTCGTTCCAATAATAATGACATTGTTCGGCAATCTATCCATTTCCTGCATAATCGCAATAACTACACGGTTCATTTCTCCAACGTCATCTTTTTGCCCACGAGCCATTCCGACCGCATCTATTTCATCAAAACAAAGAACACAAGGAGCGGTTCTCACATAATCAAAAATTCTTGCAAGGTTAGATTGCGTTTGCCCTAAGTGCGAATCAACTAGACTTGAAAATTGAATCCTCAAAAACGGAAGTTTTGCTTTATGTGCGATATACCTAGCCAGCATGGTTTTGCCGCATCCGCTTTGCCCATAAAGCATCAATGCTGGCAAATAAGGAATGCCCATTTCGTTCAATTTTTCGGATGCTCGATAAATAGCAACGATTTTCTGCGTTATATTTTTTTCTTCGTTCCTAAGAAGGAATCTTGCTTCTGGAAATTCTTCTGTATCTTCTGCAATCAAAAGATGCTGCAAGTTATATGGCAATTCAATAAATTCTCTTTTGCTTTCCAACTTGCGAAGCATATTTTCTTTGAACTGCTCATCTTTTTTGGATGATATAGAATCCAAAATGATTTTAACGGCTTTTTGCGCGTTTCGCATATCACCATCGCAAACAAATCGAATAAGGCTTCGTTCACTATCATTCATCCAAGAAATCCTCCAATTCAATCTTCCCATCTGCCGCCGCAACCGCCAGAGCGTACACGAATTGTCCAATCGTCATTCCGTGCCGCCTTGCTTCACGGTTGATGTACTTGCGCTCTTCCTCGCTCATAAGGATGGTAATGCGCTTTGAACGCTTGCCATCACCACTTGCAACACCCTGATGCGATTCCGGCATTGGGATTTTTTTCTTCGTCAAGCCAGCTTTGGCTAGTGCGCCTGGCACATTGCCTTGCTCGATAAGACGTTGAACTTCTTTCGCCTGTTTCAGCTTCTTTGGCTTACTTTCGTCTAACACGGCATCACTTGGCTGTGTTTCGCTGTCTTTGGCTTGCTTCGGCTTAATATTGCTTAACTGTGCTTCATTAGGCTGTACATGGCTGTCTGTGGCTTCACTGGGCTTAATTGATGCTTGTTCGGCTTCGTTCGGCTTTGCTTGGCTTGCTTCTTCTTCCTTTGGCTCACTTCGGCTTAATGGCTGTTCCAAAAAAATAGGCTGAAAATCAAACCCGCCAAGCAAGCCTGAGGATTTTTTGCTAGTTGACTTCATTCATCTTCCTCCCAATCTTCATCAAGGTCAGGAACGGTCGGCAACGGCATCCAGTGAGTTATATTATGTGGCTTTCCACTTTTGTCTCGCCATTCCTTAAAATCTTCTTCATAGCCTACAATTTCTACATCGTATTCGTCTTTGCTAAACCCGATAACGTATGGGTTTAGTTCATCTGGCATTTCATCTTCTGATTTCGCCCATTGATTATTTGCAAGTTCTTTCTGCCACTTTTTACAATACTTTTCCGCTAGATACCATTGAGAGTGAAACGCCATTTCTTTTTCTTTATCTGAAAGGTCATTAAACGAAAATCCAAAATTGATAACGTAGACTTGCTCCGTGTCATCAGAACAAGTTGCATTCAAAAGATGCGGACACAAATCACTCAT